TGATCGTCTTGTCGGTGCTGCCCTTTAGCGTGATGCCACCACCATCAGCGGTCACATCTGTCGGCGTTGCAACCTTGCCGATCTCGATGTTCTTGTCTTCAACGATCAGGTTGGCGGTGTCGATCGTGGTCGTTGTGCCATTGACCGTCAGGTCGCCCTGCACCGTGACGCTGCTGTCAAAGGTGGCCGCGCCTGTTACGTCCAGCGTGCCGGGCACGTCGATGTTGCTTGCCCATTCGACGTCAGTGCCGTTGGCTGCGGTCTGAAGAAGTTGCCTGGCAGAGCCGTCGGCCAGTTTGCTGACGGCGATTTCAGCGGTGGCGCTGATGTCGGCATTGGTAATCTGAGCGCCGAACGGCTGGTACGCCAGGCTGTTCCAGGCGGTACTACCGTCGCCGATCTTGATTTTGCCGGTGTCGGTCTCGCGGCCCAGCTCGTTGGATAGAAGCGTGGGGTTTTCGGCGCTCCAGTTGGCGGCCGTGTCGCCACGCAATTTGATCTGGACGTTTACCGTGGTCGGAGTTGTCACAGCTTGGCTCCTCCGGCTTCTAGTAAAAGTGTGACTGTAGGGTCAGCGTTTCCGCAGTCTAAAACGAATGGCGCGGTTCCGTTAAATACGCCGACCGTAAAGACTGTCTGGGCCGGCAGCTCTGCACCATTACCGTTTAAGATGTAGAAGGATACGGTTCCATCCAGGATCTTTAGTGTGATAGAGACGTTGTAGTACAGCCCCTTGTGCTCTTCTTGGGGTGGAGCTGTGTAGCGGTACTCGGCGTCGGCGGCTACGACACTGAGTCCGCCCCACAAAGCCGTGGGTAGATTGAAGCGGCGGAGGATGCCGTCAGAGTTAATGTAATGAGTACGCAGTTCTTCGGTTTGGGTCTGCGAAAGGCCACGATAGTTCAGGCGTAACGTGTGACCGTTAATGCGTTTGGAGTGATGAAAACGGACTGGACCGGCAAACGTGGAAACCTCGCTGATGTTCGATACACCGTAATCGAAACTGATGTCGTTAGGTATGAGCGTAGGAAAAGTGGCCATGGTTAGATCGTGTACGGCGGCACCAGTTGCAATTCAATCGTAGTTTCAATCACACCTGGGGAATAACTGGTCTGAGGACTGGCGGCGTAAATCCACTGATAATTAGCCGGAAAAGCCAGATTCGATCCGGTCAACACAGTTGCAGGGATATTAAACGGCTGGAAACGGCCGTGGAAGTTGTAGTGATTAACGAGTTCGGCGTGCTGCTCAGTGGTTAGACCTCTATATCCCAGACGAAGTATATGCCCGACAGATGCGTTGGTATGACGCACGGCAAACTCGTCACCCGTCAGCACGTTGATAGGCGTTACTGGCGTAGATCCCGAAATATAAGTTCGGCTTTGGGGAGATAGTGCGGGAAAAGTGGCCATTATGCTGTCCTACCTTCCCAGTCAACAAGTACCGTTGAAGCGTCGTTGCTGAATTCCCATACGCCTGATACAGAATATGTTTTAGGAGAAGAGCTAAATATGACAAATTTTACTGATGGTCCTATGACTGCACACGTATTTAACGCATTTCCATTTGAACCTAATCCACCCAGAGCCACTTCGCCCACTAAAGGGCCATTACCAGATGTAGTGACAGAGACTTCAGCACGCCACGCAACTGGGCCAATAGCAGGCACGCTAGAGAATCTGCTATCTGTATTAGGTGCAATAAATCCTACATTACTAATAAAACTACAATTAGATAATGCGCCTATTGTCAAATAATCAGAGCTGTTAAAACCTGACAAGTTTGTCCATGATGAAGTATAATTAGTAGCAACGCCCTCATAAATTAAATCTCCGGTCCAACGGACATATTCGTATGACAAAATATCGGGCTCAACCGGTTTAGACGTGTCGATCACAAAAGCATCGCCATAACCGCTAGGCGTACTGGGGTCTGGGCATCTTCCGATGCCGACAATCTCATAATCAATGTCTGCGGTCGTGACAGTGTAGTCAAACTCTTCAGATCCCTCAAGAACTTTTTCGCATGTCGGCGGTATAGCTCCTGCACTAAACACGCCTGCATCTTTGGGGCACCTGTACCATTCAATGTATCCACCAGGGCAGACGCCTCCGGCTGTAAGCGTATCTCCGTCGACCGGCTCATCCTCAGGTCCTGTACCGCCAGTAATTTGTCCGTAGTTTGGAATATAACCAGGATTGTTAATTGCTTGGTTTGGATTCCCTTCGGAACCGGCGGTCAGATTTGTTTGGAAGTTGCCGGATGCGGGAAGATCTAAATTTCCGCCGACATCCCCGATAGCGTCGGCATCGTTATTAACGTTGCAACTAAAATCATTGCGGCCGGTGGGCAGAGAGTAACCCGTTCCAGTGGCTTCAACGACGGCGAGTGCAAGTAGGCTGCGGTTTTGGTCGTCTACCGGAAAGTGCATAAGATCCAGTTCGATAACACCTGTAATGCTTTTATTGATGCGTTCGACTTGATAGTAGTAATCGTGATAATCGATGATGTCAACGTCGGTTTCGCGCTGAAGTCGGACGCGAACTATATCCCCCAAAATAAGTGTGCTGTTAAATACGTCAGGCCGAACGCGGATCCGTAATGTATGGGTGATATACTTGCGGCGCGCTACATAGTACGCACCAACTTTGATGGCATGGTTTTCTGTAGTGCAAAATTGACTGAGGTCGTACTGTTCGTAGGGACCTGTTGCTGCTTCTCCAGTGAAGCGGATTTCTGAGCTGCGAACAATACCGACATCACTGTCTGGTTGTTGGCGCCAAAGCATCAAAGCGCAAATCGGTTTGCGCTCGCTCAGTGGGATATACGAGATTTGGAACCCGTTGGGCAGAATATGATTTTCTGTAAATGTAAAAACAGCAGAAATTGCTGTGGTTTTTATAGTGTAGTCGTTGTTAATAGGTAATAATGGGCGGAAGGCTTTTTTGCCGAGATTGTCGCTAACACGAAGTAGAAATTTTGTGCTGATGTCTTGGAGCCAGTCTTCGAGATTTGTGGACTCTTTGAATTCGCCGTTGTAGAAAAAACTGTTTGTGTTGGTGAAGTTAGCAGCAGTAGTAAAGGCAGCAATATCCAGCATATTTTCGGGAAGGCGGCTGCTTTGCCGGATTAAATAAAGCGCCAAGTCGACTACGTTGTTGCTGGAGCCAAGCGCGGAATCGAGGATGCGTGTGACTTGCATACCTTCGCGCACAAAAGCATGGATCTGTCGGTCCCAGCGTTGGTCGCCGTTGCCGTAGATCCAGTCGAAGCTGAGCGTGGTCAGATTCGCGTATGTGCCGCTGGTGCCGCAATGCACGGGCACCTCAGCAAGTTGAAATGTTTCTGCTGTTACCTTACGTGTTTGCAGTACCGGGCCCCCGGGACCAGGGCTAAGCGAACCAGGATAATAATGCTTATTCCCGTTATAGTTAAACTCCCAGCGTGTAAAGCCAAAGCCGTAGGTTACAGGTGTTGCGTTGTACCAGGTCGGGTTAGCTGTGCCGGGTGCGTCAAACGAAAACTGCACCGTATCGACAAGGCTGTCTAGCGGGTCAATAAATGCACCAGGCAGCCATGCGCCGGCGCGGCGGTTATACGTCTGTACATAGTTGCCGACTTTGCAAGGTCCTTGATATAGGTCGTTTAGCGGTAGTTGCGGTAGATCGCCTTCGCTGAGAACCAGTTGGTAATAAGCTGTCAGGTCATTGTTGTTGTCGTTTTCAAATCGGCCTTCACTGGCGCCGGGGGAGACCCAGACGCCGCCGTTGTCGTTGGTGCGGCGGCAGAAGACGATGGGGATGGGCTCGCCGATGGCGATGGAGCGTTGGCGGACGTCGAGTTGTTGCGTGCCACGGGCGGCGAGTTCTTCCTTCGGGGTTGTGATTACCCCGGTCAGGTAAGGGAGAAGCTCCAGCGGGTCTCGGACGACGATGCTCATAGCTTGATCGGCGACCCGATGAGCAGGTTGGTGAACTTACGCGGTGGCACTTGGGCGCCAACAGGGGCAAGACTAGATCCAATCGTAATCGTCCAGCTCACGAATGACCCGCTGATGCGGATAACCTCGCCCGTGAAGCTGCCGATCAGGGTTTGGCCTGCAGGTGGGGCGCTCTGGCCAATAAGCGAATCGAACTCATACATTCGAATTTCGCACAGCCGGTTGTTATTCAGCGCGGCAGTAAAGGCCGTGACGGCTTCGTTCGTGGCCGGGATTTCGATGGTGATGTCGTTGCCGCTGCCTGCTCCACCCACTACGCCGTTGGCCGTAAACGGGTGGTACTCCCAGGAGCCGCTGTCCCAGGAGACGGTCTGGTTGATGTAATAGCTCTGCCAGCGGGTGTAGGTGCCGCTGTTGTCGAAGATGCGCAGGTACTGGGATTGGGCGCGGCTTGTCATGACACACCAGCGAAGCGGCGGGCACTGTAGCTGCGGCTGTTATTCAGGATCGTGTCGGCGACAGCCTGGAGGCCAGCTTCCATGTCCTGTATTGTTACATAGTTCTGGCCGCCTTGTTGCATCACCGGGCCGGTGGTGATGTTGATGGCGGGTGGTGCGGCGTTGCCGTCGATTGCTCCAGCGCCACGGGCGCCGAGCATATAGTTCATGGCGAAAGCGGCAGCTTTGGATTCGGGTACCACGTATTCGCCTTGACCGCCTTCGCCGATGACAGCATTTGTGGGGCGATTGACGTAACCGCCTTGGGCATAGTGGGCTTTGATGTAGGCCGAACCAGTGCTTCCGTCTGCGTACTTGTACGTGGCTTGGTACACATTGCCGGTAGATGTTGATTTCATGCCGGCAGTTGGTGTAGAAGCGGCTGCGGCGGTGGCGCGGGCGATATTGACCGAGGTGATAGCGTTAGCGGCCGCGACAGCGTTGCTGGTGACACGCGCCATGCCGGAGGCAAGTGTGTTGGTGAGGTTTACATTGTTGACCAAGGCGCCGGACATTTGGGCAGCTTTGTTTACGGTGAAGCCGATTTCCTGACTGACCAGTTTTTGTTCGTATTGCTGCTGGGCCGTAAGGACTTTGCTCTGCAGTTGGGCGCCGGCTGTGATCGCTTGGTATTGTGCAACTTTTTGTTGGGCCTGTAATTGCTCTTCTACGCCAGTGATTACAAGATTTTGGTTGTCGAGGGATTGCTTGAGTTCGGTGTTGATGCGAACCAGGGCGGCGTTGCGTTTTGTGTCTTCGAGTTCGCCAGCAACTTTTAGGCGTTGCAAACTGGCTTCTTGTTCTATTTCACGAATTTTTAACTGCTCCATTTGCAGGCGCAGTTGCAGTCTTTGGGTATCGAGATTTATGTTCTTGATGGCTTGTTGGTATTCTGTTTCGGCAAGTTTTACGGCGACCTGGAAGAGGCGCTCGGCAATCTGAAGGCGTTGTCCGCGTGTAGTGGCCAGCTCGTATTCACGCTGCAGTTGCTGTTGCTGCAGTCCCAGCAGGGCATTTTCGGCCTGGTAGAAAGCGGAACTTACACTGGCGCGAGTTTCTAGTGCGTTCTGCTGTTTTTGTATTTCTAAAGTAGCTGCTTGGATGGGAAGAAGTGTAGCTTCTGCATTTGCAAGCTGCAGCTCTTGTTGCATTTGAATTTTTTCGTATGCGTATGCTTGTGCTTGAAGATTTGTTTTGATGTTGAGCTGTGCAATTTCTTGTTTTTTGAGAATATCGATGTTTTTGATGCCAAGATCCAGCGAGGCTTTGTCTAGACCAGCGTTTTCGGTAAGAAACTTTTTCTTTTCTTCGCGGGCTTTTTTGTTGATATTTTCGATTTCATTAAGTTTGTCGAGTTCGTTGTTTAGTTGTTTTTCGGCGATGGTGCGTCCCAGGGTGCGTTGTTTTTCAAGGTCGATAAGTTTTTTATTGTGTTGCATTTCGCGCAATTGCGCGTCAGAAGTAGTCTCAAGCGCAGCGGCGCGTTTTTCTTCCTCTTCTGTTATTACTTCTACTGCTCCGGCGGTTCTTAGTAAGAAAGATAGACCAGCGTTAATTGGTTTTAAGATGATCGTGGTTAGTGTTAATATTTCTGCTAATCCAGAAATAAAGGGTCCTCCTATAATGCCGGCAAACTGTTTTACAACACCTAAAAATTCGTTCCAGGAGTTTTGAAGTCTGTTTACTTCTTCTGTTATCTGGCGTTGAGCATCGCCGGATGCTCCGGTTTGGTCTGTTATTTCTTTTTCGATAGCAACGCGGGCTTCTGCAGTTTTGCCTGCTTCGGTTAAAAGTCGTACGGTAGTTGCCAGTTCTTTGTTGACGCGGAGGGTGCTGTCGCGCAGGGCGTCGACATTGAGTAAGCGGGTGTCGTTGCCGAGTTTTTGAGTGGCGGCAATGATGGTGTCTATTTGTTGGCCGACTGCGGAGAGTCCCACGCTGAGGGCCATGCCGCCTAGGCCGCCCATGGCGCCGCCTATTGCGCCACCCGCAAAACCGCCGAAGATAGCGCCGGGGCCGGCGCCGAACAGGGCGGGGAAGGCGCCGCCGAGGATGGCGTTTAGGGAGGCTTCGCTAGCCAAACCCTGCGTTTGGCCGCGTCCCGGTAATCGTGGTGGGGCGGCCGGACCTTGCACGGGTCCCCTCCCTTGCGCAATATCCATGCGCCGCTGTATACGCGACATTGCTATATCGAGTTCTCTAAACTCGTTACTCGTCACGTCGACAAGTTGTCGTAAATCGTTTAGTTCTCCTTGATAGGCATTTAGTGCTGCGATGCTGTTTGGTATAGCCGCTTCTTGTTGAAGTAATTCTTTGACTAAGGCGCCACCACCTATTGTACGGCCACCTTCTCCGCCGAAAGACAGTTCTTCAGCCAGCGTTGCTAAACGCGTACGACCTAAAGTGTTTGCAGCAACAGCTGCTTGTTGAGCTGCGACTGTAAATTCACGAAACTGCGCAGAAGCTATATCACTGTTATCCGCAATACGCTTAAACGTCGATGCGAGTGCAGTTGTATTTGCGATAGTTCTATTTGTTGTTGTACCAAATGCTTCTACTGCTCGATCGCTATTGATGAAGCTATTTTTTAAGTTGTTTAATTCTCTTGATGCCGCTCCAAAGCGATCGGCTAAGTCACCTCTACCTGCTACACGGGCTAAATTGATAGGACGTGTATTTATGTCCTTTACTAGACGTTCCAATTCTTGGACGCGGTTTAGAACCCCGTCCACCATTCCGGTGCCAGTTACGCGTACGTTGATAGAGGCGTCGTAACTGGCCACTCGCGTTTTACCTCAGTGATGACAGTCTAAATCGAAAGCCGCCGGGGTTAGCGGCGGCGTTTGGCGGCTTCGATGGCCTTGCGTTCCTGTTCGGCGCATACGTTGAGGAAAGCGTTCCAGCCGAGTATTTCGATCTCGGTCATCTGGGTGCGGAGCTGGGTAAGAGTAAGACCCAGCTCTTTGGCGACATGGAATTGGAGTAGAAGGTGTTTGTCCTTCTCCAGGTCGGCCTCAAGGGCTTTTGGTGTCCAGTTCCTCGGAGTCGTCGGTCAAGATGGCGAGCATCAGTGATTGGAGATCCTTGTCCTTGACTTCGTTTTTGAGGACATCGATCTCGCCGGGCTTGAAGAGTTTTTGGCCGGAGTCGTCGCAGGCTTTGTTGATCAGTAGCTGGAGCGCAAAAGCGGTGGCGTCCTCCGACTTGGCTTGCTTTTGGGCGCGTTCGCGCTCAGCCATGGTCAGAGGGGTGACCCACATCTCGAAGATCGTTCCATCCGAAAGTTCGACTTCTTTTTTGGTGGGCTCCAGGTTCGCGGCCTTGCGGAGGCGATCCAGGGCTGATACGGGGGTGGGGCCGGGCATAAAACCAGGGATTGGTATGTTCTACTGTAGCGGATTAGTACAAAAAAGCCCCGCT